AAGATCAAAAACAAGTATTTTAACAAACAACAGAACTCTAAAGTCAAGGGGCCTAATGTACCTATTTGCAATTTAAAACGTTACTTGAAACAACATCCTGAGTTTAAGATAGATCAATACCGTGCCATTTGTATGCCAGCTCGCAAAAAAGAAAAGGCTGCTTGGGAGGAAGAAATTAAATTAATTCTAGAAAGATTAACACCAAAGATCATTGCTAACATAAGATTTCAGTATGTCAAAGATTTACAATTTTATCTTGAGGACAACAAACACGAATTCAAATGGGGAGTTTCGGCTGAACGATTAGAACAAATCCAGAAATATGCTTATAATTGGTTCGATGAACCACTGTATAATGACAAAATAAGGAATTGGGTATGCACTGTACAAATGCCAGGAATAAGAGATTACTCCACACCAGTATGGGATGGGGGAAAATTTATAGGTGCTGAGCCGATCGACAACCCCCTAGCACCAACCATGGCAAGTGAGCACCTTAAAATTAAACCACATATAGGAAGGTCACAAATTGACAAAGAATGCAACGCAACATATGATGATGCCACCAGATTAATGGATTTTTTAGATGCCTGGGTTGTTAGACAGGGTGGAATGCTCAACCTTATTAAAAACTCATGTAAAAATCGCCCTGATGCCATGGGCTGTATTTGGAATACAGATCAGCTATGGCGACCAAACATTAATGTACCGATGTTGGTTTGTCACAATTGCGGCATACCAAATATATTATCTCATGAGGATTGTAGTGAGAGAGATTTATTAGAATCATTAAAACCGGCAGCTGAAACAAGACAGTGGATCAAAAAGATTTTTAATGCTGATAGGTTGTGGCCTGATGTAACAAATGCGTTCGTTAACTGGGATAAGGAAGTCAAAACGGAAATAGCGTCAGAATGGGATGAGTGTGCCCCGGAATGGGTTTGTGGTTATTGTTACGAAGATTTAACAATCGCATTGTATGAAAGCATTTACAAAGTGCACATCGATCCATATGTCAAGCCAATACAAATAGTTAACATTAGAGGCAATGAATTGAAGGAGCTCATGTTATGTGGTTACACAGACCATTATTCTGATAATCTACCGCCACAAGGTCAAGAGGGCGTAAACTACGATTACGCCATAGCTAGAAGAGCTGTTAGAGATGTATGTAGACATTTCATAACAGTAGGGTGCGATTATGAACATAGTACAATGGGTAGTTTGATCATGTCAAATAACATTTACGCAGTGCAGTCAACAAATCAATTGAATAGTCATAATGCTGAGTTGGTGTTCTACACTGCCACATGTATGAATTGGATTGAAAACTTTTACAGTCATGATGCCCAAATCCACTGGAATGGCGCTTTAGTGCACCAACCTTTTAAAAACAATACGTACTCCCATCATTGGGGCGGTCTAATCAACAACTATATCACACAATCAAATATAGACAATAGTAAAATTGTTTGTTTGGGGGTCAACACGGATATCACCGTGGAACAACTGATCAAGATGGTTAATAAGAGTACTGTTATATTTGGCTATTGGTTTGATAGAATACAGATGGAAAAGTTTGGAATTAGGAGGGTGGTCAACGATAATGTTGTTGGTTACTGTATACCAGGTATAAAAGAAGTATTACATGTCAATCTACAAATGGATGAATTAATAAACCATGATGGATTCGAGATCAATGACAAGTTGTACATTGTATCACAGATTAAGACTATTGGACCTTACAAAATCTTTGACATTCACCCATCAGTTGGACAACTCACAGGAACTTTAAAACATAACTACGAACCAACCAAATTCAAGATGGTAGTGCCGAACACATTGGCGGATATGCTTAGAAATACAATTGGCTATGAGAAAGATGAAATAGATTTAGATTTATCACTTTTAAATGCATTGTTTGTCAGAAACATTTCTGGTAATGTTAATTTCAATGATTTAAGAATTTTTGCAATGGGACTAGCTCACAAACGGTTCACTATACATGATAAAGTCATCACTGACTCCCACTTAACTCAACGGCAGACAGATATGCATGTCCTAATAGCTATAATTGCCATGAAATACAAAAAGTTACAATTAGATAATCAATTAGCTCTTTTTAAACTATTAAATTTTAGGATTATTAAAGAATTCTCTACATTGTTACTCAACCTGTTTCAAGAACTAATTGACACAGGTATAGAGTATATTAAAAATTCATCTTGGTTGAAGCGTATGATAAATTTGTTACAGAGTCAACCGGAGAATAATTGGATTCACGGGTTGACTACAGAAGACATTTGGTCTAAACTCCTTTCCCTCAAAAATGCTCCAACAGTCACACAATGCAGAATACTGCAACTTAACAATATCATTACAGAAAAATCTGGAGAATTTTGCGAGCATCATATGCATAGCTGCATTCATAGTGTGTCGACCACAGATAACAATTGCGCTTGTTGCGGCTACGAGAAACATTACAATGAAAATTTCTGCTATTGCTGCAAGCCAGTTAAGCCAACCCGCACGCCATGCTCGACACCATTCATTTTTACTACAGACGAGGAGTTATTGGCAATAACACAAAAAACTAAACAATTATTAAAAGAAAAACCAAAATATAAATCACAGGATATCCAAAAAATTCAACATTTATTCAATGATGATGGCACCCCGAAAGAGGGTACTAAAGCGCAAATACCTACAAATGTAATCAAGGCCTACAAAGATAGTAATGTGGCCACCCCTGGAGTGAGTGCTACTTATGCTGAAATTATCAACAAAGAACCTGAATTTGCAAAATTATTGGAGAAATACACAAAAACCCAAGATAAATCACTTCTTAAAATGATGATGAATGATGCCTCCTTGGATGACATGGATCAAAGTCACATACAAAAGTATGTTGGAGCCAACTTTTTAGAGGAATTATACTACCCACACTTGGCAATACAGCGACACAATGAGACAGCCAGACCAGGATCTATAATATTATACAGCTATTTGAAAGGAGATTATCATGTAAGTTGGCCTACTTTTAAAGTTGAAAAATTAGAAAACACAGGTAACGCAGGAGCTAATTTGTGTGCATTAGACGCAATAAATAGTTGTTTAGAATCACCGATTAGTTTAGAAGAGATGCTACTAATATTGGCTGAAGCAAACATCAGTAGAAATTGTTGGTTCACTGAATCTGACATACAGTGTATTATGAAAATCAAAAATCACAATTGGATCATGAGTTCAGAATATGGACACAATATATATTGTAACAACCCGACTAACTGGATTTATTATACCATTACGTTGGTGACTCAAGAAGATTCCAACCATTGGACAGTTTGCAAACTTGAGCAAACAATTAAATTAGACATTTACCATAACAGTTTACCGATAGCAGACAATAACTTAAGAATATATTGGTGGGACCAAATCAAGAAATTCATCCCTTCAACAAAATCATTCCATGAGGTGCATTTAGATTTAGATGCAAACAATAATACCATGGTTGAATTACTACTTAATATCTCACAAGAGGCCGCTATGGAGAAAGTTCATAGTTACCATGAGTTTAAAGTAATTAAGAGCGAACATGGTAAGTACATCTTCACTAATAATGTAAATAATTTGATGGAATTGTTCCTAGGTAGAGTTACAGTCAATGTTGATGATAGACAAGCAGCCATATTAGCAAATATCAATTTACATAATCAAGATCTTAGCCAGATGACACCGTTTGACTTAGATGCATTGATACCAGATGATTTAACTGAGATTCTTATAAATCAGCTCAAAAGTTACGTATTTGACTGGAATGATTTCATGCACAAAACACCAGAACAATTGATCATTAAAGCTTCTGAGTTTAAAATCACTATCTCACCTTACTGGTCAATGTGTACCTCCAGTGATTTGCCTAAAGAGATCAAGACTTTGGATGTGGTAATAATTAAAGATTCTAAAAACCTGTTGCATAAAGTGAAAGTCGTGACGAACATTTCAGGTAACATATTGCTTAATTATCATGCACCCTTTACACAAGATGTGACACTTTACCTCCCTACAGTTTCAACAGGATCAATTATGAGGTCAATTATAGCTAACTTGCATAGTAATAGGGATGGTCGCAAGCTTAAAAAATTGTTACACGATGCAACCTTAACATATGGAGTTGCAGGAGCTGGTAAATCTAGATTAATAATTGACGGATGTAGTCAAGGAGATTTAGTAACTTGTTTGACTAGACATGCCTTAACAAATCTGAGGAATAAAATACAGAAAGAAAAGAAAAATAATGTACATGTTGTCTCGTATGAAAGAGCCTCATCTTACAAATATAAACCATTTAAAGCAATATGGATAGATGAAATTACAATGTTGAGTTATCTTGACATCAATTGTTTGGTAGGATTGGAAATCGAAAAATTACACTTATTTGGAGATAAGAATCAGATTGGAATGTTAGACCTGAGTGAATATCGTGGCGTGAGGAGATATGTCAATATAGACACCTATGTGGCTCCATCAAATTTACGTCAATTATTCACCTCATACAGGATTGGTAAAGGAATGGACGCGGTTGTACAACAATTAGACAAAGATTTCATAGGTGCCATACACAATACTAACTTCCAATGGATACAATGCAATTACGAGGATGGCATCCATAAGCTACAGGAATTACACATTACTACAGATGTTGTCATACTTTGTTTTTACAATAAGCATGTGCAGACAATTAAAGAATTGTGGCCTAATAATGTCGTCACGACAATACACAAATTCCAAGGGCAAGAATGTGAGACTGTCGTAATCCTACAACAACCGTTAAGTCCCAACAATTGGGGAATAGTCGGAAAAAAGAATTACCTAATATCTGCATTAACACGTGCTTCCAAAAATACAATTCTAATAACGGCAGGATTCCACAAACATTGTAATTCTGTGACAGAATTACTTGAAATGAGGGGTGGTTTTCAAGAGATGATGACAGGGTTCCAATCGCAATTGTTAAATATAATGACCCCAGGCTTAAAGACTGATTGTCACTGTTCTAAAATATTCGACAAAGCAGTTCAAAGCTATATTAAAACTGACTTTGTAAAAAGCCCCACAAAGTTTACATACCACCAAGCTGAATTCAAACGATTCTTCGAGTGTTTAGCCAATCACAACAAAGCTATTGACGCAGAACAGTTGGTCAAAACCTTAGAAATATATAAAATCAAACAATTCAAAACAGCTTATGATATGATGTTGAATATTCATAATGGTGTATCAGGCGCTGAAGAATCTGCCGGTACAACGACAATAACTTTAAGTGACATATCATCCAAAAGATGGAGCAATTACTTTAAAGATGACAATATCCAACACTTGAATATATTGGGCCACAATGTTGAAGTTTATAAGGATCCCACATTGGACAAAGTCAGTAAGATAACAGTTAGAGATGGCACAAATGTAATCGCAGAAATCATTAATAGGGGAGATACATGTGAAGTCAGAGCCTCATGGATTGTCAATCAATTAATTAAATACAGATCAATAGAATTGCCAACTATTGATCAAAAACCACCATTTGAGAAAGTTAGGATCAGAATAAAACAATCTGGGTTAACCAGGATGAGGTGTTTAAGCTTTTTGCTGGACAGTGTCACTTACAGTACTGGTAATAAATTTTACAATCAATTCATTCCATTTGTGTTTAATAGAGTGAAGTATGTAATGTACAAGGGGGCTGGATGCCCGACTTGTGCAGGATTCGGTATAATGAGTGACAAGGGACACGCCTTCGTCAATAGTATGTATAAGGAGCCTTTCCTGAGAACAATACAATGGTCTAATGAAGGGCCAGAAATTGACATGATACGAGCTATTCTGGGAGAGAAGAGATTTTTAGATAATAACACTATCCCTCGTTTCATCAATGATTTATACATAACCGCTAATTACAATTCAACATTGTGGAAAGACCGGCTCAAGCATATTCCTGACTTTATTTTGCACAAATTCATTTTTGGTGGGGGAGAAGATTACAATGTTTGTCAATGTTCTTCTTCAAAATCCACACAAAGTATTAGAGTTCTACAAAAGAAATTTAACATACCGCAAACAGTCGGAGTGCACTCAGTCATGTGTTTGCATAAGACGTACTTAAGTTTGGGTTATAATGACACATTAATACATCATAATGACTCAGATATTTTAAGAACCTATCAATTACCCCTAAATGATTGGGATGTGTTTGACCTAATTGACGTCAAATTAATTGAAATAACTGATGAAGTAAACAAAAACAATGTCAGAGGATTAGAGAAAATTAATGCACTACAGGCTATGGATTATCCTTTAAAATACCACATGGATAAGGGTACACAGGTGGCCGCCATATTAAACACAGAATTCAGCAAAATAGAAAAATTCAACAAAACCACAACTAGAGACATCATTTGGATATCAAATGATAGTATCAAATTAAGAACAGTAGCTCGGTTAAGTATGCCCAGACTCAGCATTGAAGGTTGCCCAACTAACACAGTAGTTCCAGGAGTAATACAATTAGTTGAAGGCATTAGTGCATTGCAAAATTTAAAGATAGGGAACAATTGCATCAATGCTTATGCTGGAGCTTGGCCGGATTTGATAATGCAGCAGAACTTGTATCATGTTAACATCTCCAAGGTTGACACATCTCTGACACAAACATACTACATACCCTCACTTACACTATATAACTCCCAATTGAAAGATTTCCGGAGTGCTATCAAGAACGAAGTACAAGGGAAAATTGGAACAATGCAAATACTAAATGGCACTCAAACCTACTCCAACATTAATTTAGGTGTCAATTTCATGCACATAACTGAAAATGACTTGGATAGATTATTAGCACAAACATTCATAGTGTCGGGAATAATACCTATGTTGGATGCATCCAATGAATCTTACTTCAATATATACAAGCGTGCCAATAGAAGTTTTATATGCTATAATGGATTAACTACAAATCATGAGATTAACATGAGTTTAATACGTAAATTGATGGGAACAGAATTATCACATAAATACCTGATTACTACTAATGGTGAATGCTTGGAGCACATATTCGTCCAAATTCAATTGAGACAAGATTCGCCAAGATGGGTGTATGTTGATTCCAAATACTTTAACTCAAATCTGATGCATTGTGTAGTACCTTGGATCAACTTAGATTGGGTATCTCTACTAAAAGGTGAGAGTTTAATACAAACTCGTGAATTCATTGTCCACAAAAAATTATTCCGGTCATTAACATTTAGGGCAACAGTTGACCTAGTCAAATTTGAGGACATGCTTGCGTATGCGAGGTCTTTAGCCGCAGGGATAATCATAACCAACACAGGTCAATACAAGCGGTTCAATACAGACATAAACACCATGTTGGACACTACAACACTTGCTTTTTATTTGACAAATCGAGGTACAGAGAAATTTAAAAACTTTCTCAAGACTATCAATTGGTTGACACAAGACAGTTGGGCAATGCAACAAGTTTTATACCATTTAGTTGATTTGACAGCAACAGTTACTGACAAAGCTGACAAAATTAGTGACTTCGTTAATAATTGCATAAACAACAACTCTATACTGAATAGAATTAAGTCTATAGATGTTGACAGATACGAGTCAATGCTTAAGAGGTTGGAAATCAAAATCGATGAACAACCTGGGAAGGTGTGTTGGTTAGGACATCAACAACAAAAAACCCATGAGGTCACGACACCACAAGAGGATGATTCCGATTCAGATGACGACAAGCCATACTTTATGGATAGTTACAACATATCAGACGGTGAAACATCAGATGACAATCAACCGACAGATATGGGGAGGAATACACCAGATATAGTTATTGAAGAGACTAAATTCCATAAAGCTATGGGATGGACTCCACCTAGATACATACCCAGACCGGAAAACACACCAGAGAAAGTGAAAGAAGCCCCAGTGGAAATTGAATCAAGTTCAAAACCAATTAATAAAGTAGCATCCCTAACTAAACGCATGATGGCTTATGCTAAAGACCAGCAAACAATGCAATCACTTGACAACTTCAATGTAGTTACAAAAAATGCAATTAAAACTTTGATCCCACAAAAGAAAATCAAAGACTTCTGGTACACAGACTCTTCAGATGATGAAGAAGTGACACAACAAGATGTAGTAACCACAAAGGAACAACCAATGATCGGAGAGACATTAGAATTCTTAGACGACAATTGCCCATCTAGGGTGGAGACATCACCATTTAGTGGGACTGTGGTAATTCACAGTGAAGTTTCTAAAGACAACTCCATAAGATTGGAGGTGAGTGAGAGCACAACTCCACCAATTACTCGAGAAGATGAGTATGTTGACACATTGTTTGATTTTGAAGATACTGATCAACTGACATTAGCTGATTACACAACCAGTCAGGTGGATTTACCTTGCACGAGTAAATGCATCCACAAACCATTGTCAACATTACCGCCAAAATTCAGAGATTCAATAAAAAATTTTAGTGATTCAATTAAAGCAAAATTATCACCTATCTCATCTGAGAAGTCAAAATTATCCATGAGTGATTTCAAAAAGTCTTGGACAACTAATAGATCCTTACCTAGAGATTTTAAACGGAATAAAATCACAACTAAAGACTTACTAGAAACTGGTGTAATAGATTTATCTGACACATCAATAGAGATCAACCCAATATCCAAACTATTAGCCTTAACAGCCTTCATGTCAAATGAAATCAGTGAGGAGACAATGTCCTCAATTCAAGGTGCATTGTTAATACCCGGTGTTATAGATAATTCAAAAGATTTCGAAATTATTCAAAAGTTTGCAATTTATGAGTCGGAATTAGCAATCATAAGTTCCAATAATTTAAGGGTTATTGTTGATAGAGCCATAAACGATTATGAAAAGGGTTGTAAGAGATTTAAATTGCAAAATCATAAACTAGCAATGACGAAACCCGCTGTGTTGCTAATAATTATAGCAGTTAGAGTTTTGATAGCTTGTTATGAAAGTCAAGATAGCACCAAAGATTTAGATAGAACAATCTTTTTATATAATGTCTTTGACTTCTTCGAAGAGATTAAATGCAAATCTACCGAATTACTAACGCCTTGTGAAATAATAGGGTCCATGGCTATGTTGAGACCAAATGTCTTAATACCAAACTTCGTTAATGAAGATGATTATGATGACACTATGCCTGTATACAGTAAACCCAAGATGATAAAAGGAAATGTTGTTGATTTAAACTTCAGAGAGCCCACTGTAATGTTAAGTTGCTTTGGTTCTTATGGGGATATTATGCCAATAATAGAGTATCAAAAAGCCTTAAATGAACTCAATGTGCAGGCTGTTATTATGACTTATGAAAATATGAGTCACTTATTTATCAATGATGAACCACATGTACTATTTCCGGGAGACTGGGAGGTAGACATGGCTCACTTCTCTAAAAATCCTATAGATATAACAGAGGAGGGAATTGACAAGTGGTCACAACAAAGTAAAGCCATAAGTATGATGTTAGACATGATGACATTTAACATTGTGGCTATAGCATGCCCTTTTTGGGATATGTTAGGTATAAGTGCTGCTACGATATTTGACGCACCATGGTATGTACTTGCAAGTCAATTTGACAGACCAACCACATATGAATCACAAGAATTGATGACCGGTTTACCATCATTCATCGTGTCTGTTGCAAACTCACTTAAGGTGGATTTCCAGGGCTGGTTAACCCAGATCTTAAACATAACTAACAGTAATAATTTACCTGTAAAACAACCTCACAGTAAGGTATTCATGATAGATTTAGAGATTTACAAAAAAATTAAAATTCAACTTAATGAAGGAGATTATTGTATTGGTAGATCCATCACTTTATTGGGCAATTCTGATGATCAACTATTCTTGGAGGCAGTTAACAAAGCCAATAATTTTGGAAAGAACACAGCATTAGTCACCTTAGGTTCAGTGAATAATGCAGAATTACTTAATAATTTGAAGGTTATTATCAACACATTCATTAATGCAAATATACATGTAATATGGAATGTTTGTGGTTTAGCAAGTGCCAGTTTGGATTACTTGAGAGAGTTCCTGACATCCAACGGAATTAATTTATCATCATGGCCTAAACCCACACTTGGCAATAAAAGGTTAACGATTACAAATATGATTAACTATGCAACATGCATGCCAAAAGTTAATTACATCGTACACCATGGTGGAGCAGGTACCACACATGATGCTTACAGGGCTCAAGTACCACAAGTAATATTCACGGTAGCTGGAGATCAATTCGTTTACGGCAAATCTGTAGAAATTAATGGGGTAGGTTACAATTTAATAGCTCACACATCAACTGCTATGCAATGTAGAAATGTCATTGAAAAGTTCATTAAAAACTACAGCTCGTTAATAGTTAAAGCCAGAAATATCAAGATCACTAATAGCTTTGATTTAGATTTAATTTCAAAACATTTAGCAACATTAGACATAGAAACAGTTAAACCTGACAAAACATTAACAAGACTCGTCAAATACAAAGATTTCTTTGATGGAGTGCATGCAGATGTTCAAGAGTGCAGTGAAAAACCAAATTGGATTAATAAAAATTCACAATACTCTGGGCCCGGCATGTATCAATTAATTGGTCAAAAAAGAGAAGTGTATAATCCCTCTGTGACCGGTTTTTGTGTTTACATGTGTGTTGACTATATTTTGAAGGACGTTACAAACTCAAGAGATTGGTTACAAAAATTTTTCCAAGAATCTATGTCAATGCAAGATACAGTGGCAACAATACTAGGGTTAGGAATGAACGTCACAGTCAACATTGATAATGAGTGGACTTGGTACAACATTAACTCATCTTTAACAGTACATTTAGAGATAGTTAAATCTGACGTTGGTATGCATTGCAAATTAATAGAACCTGAAGGTCAATTGGAGATCTATAGAATGTCCACCGGATGGTTACCTGATGGTGACCATTTGTGGCACAATTCTGTGAGGTTAACTACACCAAAACAATTGGACACAATACAACTGTATTTCAAGGATATAGAAACCAATAAAATACTACCGAAGAAGGTAATGGATGTCATCAATATTAATGAAAGACTCAAATGCAATCAAATAGGTAGAATGCATTTATTGATGAGCAACCCTTTCAACATCGGATTATTACAAAGCGGGAAAGGTTACTGCTATGTGCACACATATACAGCCACTATGATTAACCAGATAGTTTTAATGCCAGCCAGAAATGGGTTTGCAGTGGGTATTAGTTACCCATGCAAAGAAGGAGCTATAATTCGATTATTCAAAAATTCTTTAAATCCAGTCATGGGTTTAATCATTAATACTAGAGCTAGCGGCTTCAAAATACCTACGGAACCAGAAAAATCCATTAGTTTCTCTAGTGATACAAAGATCAAAGCACTGAATGAAGTGACTAAGAATTATATGAAGTCTAAGAAATTTGAATCCAACGCACTGAGTGTTATAAGAGTTGCTAGCCCAAAAGACAAAGATTCAATAATATATGTAGGTTATTATGATAATAGATGTCATCATACCAAAGATGAAAAATACATATTAAAATTAGCCGCACAAATTATATGGATGGGCAACCCTATTACCCCAGTGCTCAGCAAGCAATTGGATGACTCATACAACATGCCTTATAATAGACTAATGTACCAATTCTCATCTTGGAAATGGAATCATGAAGTTAAAAATCCGCAATTGAGACAATTGCTTCAATGTGTGCTCAAGGAGGCAAAAATTAAGTACGAATTGAACTCAGGTGATATACAAACATTAAAACCAGTTTATGACAAAAAATTTTTATACATAGCTAACATGCATAAAAGGGATAACTTCCTAGGTATTAATGATGTAAGTTTGTATAATACAGAAATCAATTTTTTGACACAGAAAGACTTAATAAGTTTTTTGGAACCAATAGGAGAAGATGAATTGAGCAAATTGAATCTAATGATAGCAAGTTTCACTGACCTATTCTTTAAAATTGAACCATTAAATTACGATGATTGCAACTTATTAGTAACCAGATTGAATCTAATGGACAATTATTATTTTTTGGTCATAAAACATAAGGAGTATATATTTAGTGTCAGACATGTGGCAAAAATTAGTGCAGTACAGAGAGGTGGTGCCAATCCAACAGAACAGTCACTGATGGTCAGATCTGATACAGATATGGCCGTGATAAGCAGATTTGACAACGTACGCAACACACATAATCAGTCAGACCCTTTCAATTTGATGGAAACTCTAATGAAAAGAAACATTGCACATAAAGTGGACATGAACACCATTCACAACGTACCAACCTTTCATTTTATTGATGTGGGTTTCTACCATGAAATAGCAATAGATTATCAAGTTGAAGATGTTAACAATGATGAAAGTCAATATCTATTTACTAAAATGGAATTTGATCAAAACATCCCAAATGAATTAACTATAAACTTCAACCCCGTAAGTGCTGACATACAATTATTATGGTTAAATACAGACTTGACTGACTGGGTGCAATATTATGGACCACTGTCAGAAGCGCAAATACGTTGTAACGAACAACCTAACAAAGTGATTGATTTAGAAAAACACACAATGTGCCCATTTCCAAATATATCCCGACCCGTATTACACAAGGTAGTTATGGAGGAAACAAGATCAACAATAGGTAGATTGTATTCAGTAGTGAATATAAGAAAATACATACCTAACACAAAGACCATAGTGGAAAATTTAATATCCACGTATTTCAAAAGAGATTGCGGCTTTCTACTTAATGAATGGAATGCTGATGCAAATAGATTGACATTCAATAACGGGGACATAGCTAACTGGTTATCGAAGAGACCAGATGCAGCTAAAATCACCACTGAGTTGAGGAAGCTACTGGAGGGTGAATTTTTGCATACACCAATTAATGATGTCAATGTACATATAAAGTTGGAATCTCTACTCAAAGCCAATTACATAACCAACTGGCAAGAGCAACAGGCTAGAATTATAGTTTGGCAGAGGAAAGCAATAACTGCATTGTACAGTGCACTATTTATGACAGTGAAAGATAGACTTAAAATGATAATGTTAAACAAATTCATTTACACTGATGGATTCACGCCATATGAATTAGCAGCAATTATTAGAAACAATAATACTTGTACACACTTTTTTGAGAATGATCTAACAAAACAAGATAGGCAAACAGATGAACACATTATAATGGTTGAGTTGCAGCTATATAGATTATTGGGTGTATGTGACAATGTATTACAATCCTGGTCGTACATGCATGATCAATGGAGATGGAAGTCCAAACATAATAAAGGGATGCAGAAATCAATGCGGTTAACTGGCCAAGCGACGACTGCATTAGGTAATGTAATAACCAATTTACAAGTACATTGTGAGTTCACAAGGAAAAATATAGAGAAGATAGAAATTATGTTGTTTCTAGGTGATGACATGTTGTGTTGCCTTAACTCAGAGCCGGACCTAAAGGGGATAAGAAGAAACATTGAAGAACATTTCAATATGCAAAGTAAACCTTATGTGTTCAACAAACATGGGACATTTTGTAGTATGATAGTATACAATGGCAATCAAACTTTACAATTGGGTCCAGATTTAGTCAGATTAAAAGAGAGATTCGAAGTCACTAATGGTGTGTCTGAAATTAATGATATTAATATGGTTATGAGGTCTATGTCATATTGTATGATGATAGGTCATGATGAAAAAGTTCAAGAAATAATTAAATCAAACAACTGGCCAATCAAAGTGGAAAAATATTACGAAACGCCAACTTTAATAACAGCTCTGACAGAAAAGTATATGTTAAATGAGGAAGAAATTTTAGACACTAAATCCAACTTGATAAGTATGATTGAGAAACCAGAAATATTTGTGCACAAATTCAAATTATTCACAAACAAATTTTAATTAATGGATAACAAGTGTTCATTAGGTTTACATGTTTTAAAAAGGAGTTTCCCCCCCGGATCGTGACTGGG